GCAGGCAGTAAGCCAACCAAGCCATTTGATGCTTGGATGGAATCAGTTGCAGACGTCGAAGTTGGTGAAGGCGACCCAAAAGTCATGAGCGGGGAAGTGTCAGCCGACTAATCGTTGAGCTGGCAATAGCCACGCAAATCCCTATGGTTCATTGGCAGACAGCCGAGGACATATTGACCGCAGTTGAAATATTGGAAGCGAGGACTAAGTGAGCGATCCGATAGCCCTTGACCAAACCGAACTGCGTGCCGTTTTCAAGGCGTTAAAAAATATGGACGAAGCTGCACAAGATGAAGCTAAAAGGCAGTCCGGTAACTTAGCCGATTACGCGCGGACTCAAGTTATCGGGACTGCCAATGGGCTACAAAGTCGAGCCGTCGCAGGTCGCATTGCCAGTGGCGCACGGGTAAAGAAGTCCAGCAAAATCGGCGAAGTGACTTATGGGTTTGCGTCTCAAAAGTTTAGCGGCGGGGCAACCACGCGAGACATTTGGGGCGGGTCAGAATTTGGCTCAAATAAGTACAAGCAATTCCCAGTGTGGTCAGGCCGTCAAGGTCGAGGGTCACGCGGATGGTTTATCTATCCAACGCTGCGCAAAATTCAGCCCGAAATTGTCGAGCGTTGGAGCGCAGCATTTAACAAGATTTTGAAGGAGTGGGGCTAATGGCTACAGGTACACGCGCATTAACGCTCAAGCTATTAGCCGACGTCGATAACTTCAATAAAAATCTTAAATCAGCTGACAATGAAGTTAAAGGGTTTGGCGACAAGGTTGGGGACTTTGGCAAGAAGGCAGGGCTAGCCTTTGCCGCAGCTGGAGCAGCCGCAGTCGCCTATGCTGGCAAATTAGCCATTGACGGGGTCAAATCAGCCATTGCAGATGCAGCCGCGCAGGAAAAGTTAGCCCTAACATTAAAGAACGTCACAGGGGCTACAAACGCCCAAATAGCGGCAACCGAGGATTACATCACCAAAACATCGATGGCCTTTGGCGTGACCGATGATGAGCTGCGCCCAAGCCTTGAACGTTTAGCCCGCGCAACTGGTGACGTTGAAAAGGCGCAGAAGCTACAGACAGTTGCCATCGACGTAGCTGCGGGATCGGGTAAGTCTCTTGAAGCCGTGACTAATGCCATGGCTAAGGCCGCCGAAGGCAACACAACAGCCCTTGGCAAATTAGGTGTTGGCTTATCAGCTGCACAGCTTAAGACCATGAGCATGGACGAGGTTACGGCCAAGCTAGCCAGCACCTTTGCAAATCAGGCATCGACTCAAGCTGATACTTTTCAAGGCAAATTAACCCGACTACAAATTGCCTTTGATGAAGGCAAAGAGACAGTTGGGGCATTTATTCTTGACGCCATAACCCCATTTGTAACAGTTGTAGTAAATCAAGTAATCCCAGCAATTGCAGAATTTACAAGCAACCTTGGCGATAGGTTGCAGCCAGTTTTAAGATTTATCCAGCCAATCATTAACGGGCTAAAATCTGCCTTTGACAGTGTGCGGGGATCACTACAACGCAACAATGATGAACTCAAGCCATTTTTTAACCTTTTGCAAAATATCGGTGAATTTGCCCGTGACGTGCTTGCACCAATTTTAGGCAAAACTTTAGGTGGCGCGTTCAAGTTATTGGGTGGAATCTTGTCGGAAATCATCGACCAATTTGCCAATCTTGTCAGCCTTATTACAAATATTTACAACCGCATTAAAGGCATCATTGACGCAATCAAGGGTGCGGGTAGCGCGGTGGGCAATTTCTTTTCAGGAGCGTCATCAGCCGGCAGCGCATCATTTTCTAATGCTGCAAGTTTAACTGCCTCACCAATGGCGGCAGCACCATCACTGCCTTCCGACGGCATGATTTCCTATAATCCACGGACTGGCTTGAATTACAATCCAAATGCTGGGATGACAAACATTACAGTCAATGGGGCAATCGATCCTGAATCGACAGCCCGCCAAATTGTCGGCCTACTCAATGACTCATCCGCACGTGGCACGCTAGGCGGGTCAGGGCTTGTATTTGCATGACCATTTACACGCCGACCTATAAAGTCCTAATTGATGCCGTCGAGCTTACCGACGTCACAGTTGCCAACCTTACAATCCAGTCAGGCCGCACGGACATTTATCAACAGCCAGTGGCCGGTTACTGCCAGTTGCAATTGCTCAATTTTAACAATTCAACTTATGACTTTACAGTCGGTACGGGGCTTACAGTAGAAGTATCCAATTCCACAGGGTCAGCATTTGTGCCTATTTTTGGCGGCTACATTTCAGATTTCACAATTGCCGTTGACCAAACTGGAAGTCTAGGCAGCACAACAGCTGCACAAATTACAGCTCTTGGCGCATTGTCCAAATTGCCTAAAATCGTTGACAATGGCGTTTTGTCTCAAGATGAAGATGGCGACCAAATTTATCATCTACTATCCGGATTCCTTTTGGGTGAATGGAATCAAGTACCAGCGGCAACAACTTGGGCGACATATACACCTGCAAATGGCACATGGGCAAACGCGCTTAATCTTGGCCTTGGCGAAATCGATCGCCCAGGGGATTTTTTAATGATTTCAAGGTCAGCAAATGAAACCGACGTTTACAGTTTGTGCGCTCAAATTGCTAATTCTGCGCTTGGCTATCTTTATGAAGAAGCAAATGGCAACATAGGTTATGCAGACTCAACGCATCGACAGGATTACCTTGCAGCCAATGGTTACACGACGCTGGACGCTAACCATGCAAATGGCCGCGGTTTAGCTGTAACTACGCGCGCAGGCGACATCCGCAACAAATACGTCATTACTTATGGCAACAATGCCAACAGCACTTACACGGCTCAAGATTTAGAAAGTCAGGAAACTTACGGGGTTTATGCAGAAGCCTTTACGTCCAATATCAAAGATACCGCGGACGCAGAGGATTTTGCCGACCGGATTATTGCCTTACGTGCTGATCCATTTCCTAAATTTCAAAGCATCACTTTTGAGCTAGGAAACCCTGAAATTGACGATTCAGACCGCAATGCCTTAATCGGCATATTTATGGGGTTGCCTGTATGGATTCAAAACCTGCCCCTAAATATCAGCGGCGGGTCATTTGAAGGCTACGTCGAAGGCTGGACGTTTAGGGCAAGCCTCAATAATTTGACCATTACGTTTAACGCGTCTCCGGTCAATTTCAGCCAAGTTGCCGTAAAATGGCAGCAAGTAAATGCAGCGGAAACGTGGGCAACCCTTAGCCCAACATTGACGTGGTTACAAGCGATTGGAGCAGTAGCGTAATGGCAACAACAACACCGAATTTTGGTTGGCCAGTGCCAACATCGACCGACCTTGTCAAAGATGGTGCAACAGCAATTGAGGGTCTTGGCGATGCTATAGATGCATCATTGCTAGACCTTAAAGGTGGCACATCAGGCCAAGTGCTTGCGAAAAATAGTGGCACGGACATGGATTTTATTTGGGTCGCACAAGATGATTCAAATGCAATTCAAAACGCGATTGTGGATGCCAAAGGCGACTTAATTGCTGCGACAGCTGCGGACACGCCTGCCCGCCTAGCAGTAGGAACAAACGGACAACTTCTTACAGCTGATTCAACAGCAGCAACTGGGCTAGCTTGGACTACTGTTGCAGCAGGTGCGACTCTTGTTGGTTGCTCTTTAACAAAAAGTGCCACGCAATCAATTGCTAATGATACAGAAACCGCTGTTACCTTTGACACCGAGGCTTGGGATACAGACGCATTTCATAGCACAGCAACCAATACCAGCAGGATCACAATTCCAACTGGTAAAGGTGGAAAATATCAAGTGTCAGGCAATGTCGGAATCACAAGCGGCAGCGGTGGCACTTATCTATTGTTAAAAAAGAATGGTTCAGTTTTAAGTTATCCAGTAGTAGTCAATGGAACTGGTAACGGATTTGACACTAATTTTACATTTTACACATTATTGGCATTATCTGCCGGTGATTATATTGAAATGTTTTTATTGCAGCAGTACGGCAGCACAAAGAGCATTACAACTGCAAACACTTTCGGCGTTAATTACATTGGAGCATAAATGAAATCATTTACTAAACCAACAAATCTTGATGGTTCAAAGCTAATACAAGAATTGCAAACAGCTGGGATTTTAGTTAATCCAAATGGATTAGGTCACAAATGCCCAACCGAAGATTGCAATGGTTTATTGTGGCTAGATATTGCCGCTAAAGATGAAAATGCGGCCGCTACTGTTGTTGCGGCTCATAACGGATAACAATGACTTATCCACAAGGCACGGCAGCCCTAGCCATCAGCATTGCAAATGGCGAGGTAGGCAATATTGAAGAAGGCGACAATTTAACGCCTTACGGAAAATTTATGAAGGCCGACGGCTTGCCATGGTGCGGCTCATTTTGTAATTGGGTGCTGGCACAAGCTGGGGTAAAGGTTCACAGCGTAGTAGGCACGGCCGTAGGCGCACATAAATTTAAGGAAACTTCACGTTGGCACACAACACCAGTTGCAGGCGATTTGGCATTTATGGACTTTCCACATGATGGCATCGATCGCATAAGTCACGTCGGCATTGTTGTGGCAGTATCCGGCAACATCGTCACATGCATCGAGGGCAACACATCGGGAACTGGCGACCAACGTAATGGTGGCATGGTTATGGTCAAACAACGCACAATCGGCAAAGAGGTCGTTGGTTTTGGTCGGCCTAAATATGTGCCTTACAAGGGTGATATGCCAGTCGTGGAAATACCACAATCAAAAGCAAAGAAGGTTAAAAAATGAATCAAGCAAAATTGATGGCTGCATCATGGCTGCGCTCATTTATGGCAGCTGCTATTGCGGTTTATATGGCTGGAGTAACCGAGCCAAAGGCAATTGCAAGCGCGGGGCTTGCAGCTGTATTGCCTGTAATTTTACG